AATCTTGTGGATAAACATAACAATTGGTGGATAGTTGACATCCGTTCTGGGCGTATGAGCCCTAAGAAACTGGTGGATATGATCTTTGAACTAGATGAAATGTACCATCCGAAGTCATTTGGGGTTGAACAGGGTAGTTTCCAGAAAATCCTCGCTTATATTTTTGAAGAAAAGATGAGGGAGTATAATCATTTCGTACCAATCATGGAGCTAAAACCCGATATGCGTAGCAAAAAATCGCGTATCCGCGCGTTGCAGCCAAGGTTTGAATATGGTACAATATTATTAAGGAAAAATACTGCGGAGACAGAAAAGTTTGTTGACGAATACTTACGATTCCCAAAAGCTACGCATGATGATAGGCTAGACGCCCTTGCCTACCAACTTGATATTGCGCACCCTCCGAAAGTTCCAACAGAACGAAGTAATAAAAAGAAATATACGAATAACCTCACAAAATATTAAGGAGAATAATGGCAACGACCCCAACTAAGACCTCCTCTACGGCTGGAAAGACCGCTGGCAAGAAAGTAACGCCTGCGAGTTGGTTTCCAGCTTTTCTAAATGCCGAAGATAAGACTACTCCAAAGGAGACCTTAGCTGGCAACTGGGTAACAGAGCGTAGAAATTCAATGGCAACTGCCAGGGCTGCTTTTGAACAGGATTGGATTGACGCTGAAGCCGCTTACCGCGTAGAACCAGGCACTGCTACGGCTGACTGGAAGTCTACTCACTCCGTACCAATGACTCACGGTCTAGTTCAGACCGCTGTCGCCGAGTTCACTGACTCAAACCCTGATATTACGATTAGTGCTCAGGATAATGATGGCAACAAGACCACTACCAAAGACTCTGCCCAGAAGATGACACACATCTTCAAGCATTCGCAGAGAAAAGGTGATTTCAATATAGAGAAGATCAAGGCTTTCACAAACCTTGGTATCTATGGAACGGTTATTTGGGAAGAATATTACAGAGAAGACCCACGGGTTATCAAGGAAATCAAAGACGTTGACCCAGCCACTGGAATTGTCACCTATGAAATCGTTCAAGAGACGGAGTTCAATGATGTCTATGGCAAACCTGTCAACATTTGGGACTTCTACATGGATGAGACAGCTGAAGACTTCAACACGGCCCGCGACTGTATCAAGCGCGAAGTTCTCCCAATGTATGAGTTTAAGCGAATCTATGGCAAATATAAGGAGTCCGAGAACGTTGAGGCTGGTGGTGAAGTTGACCAGAAAGACGCTTATCCAAAACCAGAGGGTCAGACCGAAGACCGTGTAGAGGTTCTACACTATTACAATAAACCATATGATATTTACTGGATTGTCGCTAATGGAAAACTTGTTAATCAGTTTGATGCACCAATCCCTTACACTCACAAAGACCTTCCATTCGCTCACGGAGTCAATGTTCTCTTGCCACACAAGTTCTATGGCGCTGGTATCCCTAAGATTATTGCTGGGGTTCAGGCTGAACTTGATACTATCAGGAGAATGGGAATTGACAGGGCTAAACTGAACTTAGCCAAGGTCTTCCTGACTTCTGAGCGTGAAGATTTGACTGATGACGACATTGCTCTAGAGCCAGGTAAGCGAATTGCCGTATCTGACCCTACAAAATCAATCGTGCCTTTAGAGTTTTCAGACACCCAGGCCTCTCGCTATAAGGAAGAAGAGCTTTTGAAAGAAGATGCTCGTTGGGGTTCTGGTATTTCTAACCCATCGGCTGCCAATACTACAGGCGCTACCGCTACTGAATCAGCTATCGTCAAGGAATCTACTCTGAAAAGACTAAGACAGGTTCTTGCCATAAATGAAATCATCCTGATGGACAGAATCGGTAAACTTCGTACCAAAAATATCCAGCAATTCTACAAAGACCCAATCAAGGTCCAAAAGATTACTGGTTCTAATGGTGAAGAGGTCATGATGCCAATGTTCCACAAGGTAGAAGTCAAGACCGATACAGGATATGACTACTTTACGGCCCTTCCTGCAGACATTCGTGGCGAGTTTGAGTTCCACATCCAATCATACTCAACTATCCCATTGTCACAGGCGCTAGAAGAGCAACGAGCCGACCAATTATATGACAGAATCATACAGTCACCAGTTATTGATAGACCAAAGGCTGATTCTTGGCTGCTGACGAAGCACAGAGAGACCCCAGAGAACTTCTTACAGAAGAACCTAGCCGCACCAGACGCTGAGTTTGCCGAGGCTGAGAACAAGCGTATGATGGGCGGAGAGAAACTACCACCAACACCAAACGCTACTCCAGAACATACCCAAGCTCATACTGAGTTCGTAAAGAGAAACGCCTTTAGAATCGTTGATGGCACTACAGATAAGAACTTTACTGAACACATCATAGGTGAACTCGCACCAGATCCAGGGGCAGTTGGAGGGATGCCTGGTGCAGCGTCACCGCAAGGAACGCCGCCAGCCGAAGGCGGGCTACCAGGACTCGGTGGAATGGGTGACGTTACGGGCGTAATGCCAGGAGCACAGGGCTCACCACTTGCACCAGATATGAGTTTTGACCAACAGCAAGGAGCCCCAGGTCAAAGTATAGGAGCATAAAAATGGCTTGTAAGACAAAACCCAAGAAGAAGAAAAAGAAATAACGGCTTAAAGCCAGGGAGTAATATGCAACACGAAGATAAGGTATCCCATGAGGATATGATACGAGTGACCGAGCTCGTAGAGTCAGAAGCTTGGGAAGTTCTCAAAAGACTATCAAGCAATTATATCTGGGCGACTAGAAAAAAGTTTGATACTATCTCTAATGAAAAAGACATGTTCTTTGCTCAGGGAGAGATAGCTGGTATCAAGTGGTTTTTGAAGCGTATAGATGAAATAACAATTAAAGTAAAGAGAAAGGAACGCGAGAATCGTGAGTAAGAAGACACAAGCTCAAACCGAATTTGAAGACAAGATGAACGCTCGTGCGCTAGCCTTCAATAAGAAGCTAGCCGAGTTCCAGGAGTGGGGATTCTCTGAGGGTATCATGATTGAAGCCTTCATCAAGGGAGACCACACTGGAATATTCCCCTACATCTCATGGGTTGAGATGACACCAGAGCAAATCAAAATGCGAGATGACTACAATGCCAAGATGGTAGCCGAAGCCGCAAAAGAAGACTTGGCAAACAAAAAATCACAAGACGCCACAGCGTAAAACTGTTATAATATATGTAGTACTTTAATAAATTGGTTGGTAGTCGCTAGCCGAGTGGGAGTCTTCCCTGGCTTCCTCGCACTCGGCTAATGGCTACCAGCCTATATCGTAACCTCGCAAGAGAACGATGTTCGCTGAACCCTTCACAGGACAGCAAGAAAGGACACAATGACCGAAGAAGTCAAAACAGATGCCCCCGAGATCAGGAGTGATCTCAGCGAGAACGGAGCCGAGAACGGTGGACTTAAATCAGTTGAGGAAGTCAACGCAGCTCTAGGCCTTGAACCCGAGGAGACCAAACCAGATACAGGTAACGCAGATGCGGAGAAAGTCGCAGACAGCCAGGAGACCGACGAAGACAAAGAGCAGGATAAAAGCGGCGAAGAGGATCCTGACAAGAAAGAAGACCAAGAGGGTAAAGACCTTGAAAATAAAGATACTGAGATTGATTGGGAAAAACGCTACAAAGATTCTCAGAGGGAAATAAACACTAAGTATATCCCCCTAGAACAGGATGCAGCCCGTCTAGCACAGGAGAGACAAGCATTAAATGCGATTCTCGCCGAGAACCCTGAGGCCCGTAAGGCCCTTGAGGCAGCCGTTCAAGGCCGTCAAGAGGCAACCACAAAGACTGAAGTGAAGACCGCTGAAGCAGACATAAAGGCTATTATCCAGGAAGCCCTAGCACCCTATACTCCGATACTTGAGGAACAACGCACTACAAGGGAGCAACAGGAATTGCAGGCTTTTGAGAAATTTGAAGCAGCTCATGAAGATCTAACACCACAAGACCGAGCTACGATTGGTCCAATGGCATCATACTTTGAGAAGGCCCTAGGCCTTAGCAAGTACGACGCTTTGGAGCGTTCGTTCGGCTCACTCTTCCCTGAAAAGGCACAGGCATCCGCCAAGGAGAATGCTGAGAGGCAGGCTCGTATTGACGCGAAGGCAAGTGAGGGTGGCCGTAAGGCTGCAGTCGGTGGTGGAACTTCCCAAGCCGCTGCAAGCTCATCGGAACTATCAGCAGACGAAAAGTTTGTTGCAGAGAAGATGGGGATGTCTGAGGCTGAGTATCTAGAGATGAAAAGACTCAATACCTACAACGAATAAACTAACCTGAGGAACTTATTATGGCAATTTATGGAGCTGAATATAAGGGCAACCTTGCTGGAAACCAAGAGGGTGCTGTTATAGAGTTCGTTGTCAAAGATAGTACCACAATCACTAAAGGCGACTTTGTAAAAATCGCTGCTGGTGAAGTAGACATTGCTGTCGCTGGTGGAAAAATCCTTGGTGTTGCTGCTGCAACTGTAGTTCAACCATCTGGTGGTGTTCTCACTATTCCAGTTATCGTTGATCCAACTGCTATCTACCATGTTGATGGTGATAACGCTGGTACTACTCTATCCGCACGCACACACGAAGGTACCTACTTTGATATTACGGGCGCAACAGGCGCTATGCTAGTTGATACCTCTACTACTGATGACAATTCTGGACAATTACTTTGTCTTAAAGTTGACCCAACAGGACGAGACGCATCAATGGGTGCATACGTTATCGCAGAATCTCTGCTCAACGGGTTCACCGTGGACGCAGCAAGCTAAGCTTAATTAACTAACAAGGAGACACGAAAATGTCAGCAAAAAGAACAGATTTCGGTGACTTGCTAGAGCCAGGCTTGAGGAAAGTATTTGATGACACTTACAAGCTCATTCCAGAGCAATATTCAAAACTTTTCAACGTCCTAAAATCTAGCAAACAATCCGAATCAGACAGCGCTGTAACAGGATTCGGTCTCATGGATGTTCACACAGAATCAGCCCCTCTTATGTACGAAGATGTTGTACAGGGTAACAAGGTTACCTATACACACAAAACCTTCCGTAAGGGATTCTCTGTTTCTCGTGAAATGTATGAGGACGACCAGTACAACGTAATGAACAAAAAATCCGCTGGACTTGCTAAGTCTGCAGCTCGTACCGTTGAGTACTATGCAGCTAGCATCTTCAACAACGCTTTCAACACCAGCTATGTTGGTGGAGACGGCAAACCTCTATGTTCCGTTATTCATCCAAACGAAAATGGTGATGGTACTCAGAGCAATGCATCTAGCACAGGTGCAGTATTAGCAGAAGCTTCTCTTGAAGCTGGTATTCTAGCAATGCGTGGACAACTTGATGGTAAGGGTATGAAAATACAAGTTAACCCTACTACTCTTGTTATTTCACCAGCGCTTGAAAACACAGCTCGTATCCTTCTAGAATCAATGCAGCGAAGTGGCACAGCTAACAACGACATCAACCCAAACAAGGGCAAAGTAAATATCGTTGTTTACGACTGGCTTACTTCTAACACAGCTTGGTTCCTTTTGGACAAGAGCATGGCAGAGCTAAACTTCTTCTGGAGAGTTAAACCTGAATTCAAACAAGACACTTCGTTTGATACAGATGAAGCAAAATTCAAAGCGAGAGCTCGTTTCTCGTGGGGCTTCTCTGACTGGCGCGGGGTTTATGGGTCTAAGGGTGACGGAGCAGCTTACGCTGCCTAGTCTCTAGGATAATGTTGATGGGGGCTTTCGGGCCCCCTGATACAAACTAAGAAAGGAAATAATGGGAACAACTAACTTAAATAAAATAGCTGTAGACGAGCTAGTAGTTGGCGGAACAGATGTAACAGCTTCTATCGCTGAAGTATCTGCCCTTAACGGAGTCACTGCTTCTGCAGCTGAACTCAACATGGTAGACGGTCTAGCCACAGCTCCTGTAATCACAGCAGCCGCTGGTGCAGCTAACGTTGCCAACATCACTATTACTACAGGTGTTGCAAGAGTACAGCCTCTGCTTATCTGGCTTTCAGATTCAGCTACTGGTGAAGGTCTTACTGGAACTGCCGCTTCGGGAACAGTCCAAGCTAAGGCTAACTCAGGGACAGTTCTAGGTTCTCTAACGGCTAAGAAATGTCTCCTGGTTCAGACACTTGCAACTGGAGTATTCGTTCTTGAAATTACCGACACTGGCAAGACACAGAACAAAGTTTGTGTATCTACACCTATGGGCGAGATGCCAACTATTTACAGTGTACTTACAGCTAACTTCGGCTAAGATTAGCCAGGGAATAAATTAACAGGGGAAGGAAAACTATGGCAGCAAATGATTATTGTATGACTATCTCAAAAGAGCCAAAGAAAGTTGAAGACACCTATTTTGGTGCCAAGACTATCGTAAACGAAGACGGCGAAATATCTGAAGTCATAGAAGAATTCAAATGTGAAGTAGATGGTTGTGAGTGGGTAGGGAAGAACAAAAGAGCCCTAACTGCACACACCAATTTCACTCATAAAAACAAATAACAGGAGTTAATATGGCACAAGTAAAGTTTGCCTCGGGGAATCACGCCGAAAGAACCATCTATATGGGCTCTGATAGGTATGATGCCGCCTCGTTCGCAGTAAACACTGCAACTACCGACTATGACGTGGATACACAAGTCGCGGCAATGTTCACAAATGTCAAAACTGCTTACTATACAGAGATCAGAACTGACCAAACAATCACGGTTAAGCTGAACTCTACCAGTAACGGTGCGATTACAATTGCCTCAACGGACAGCCCATATGTTATAGACCAGGTTGCAGTGACTAATATCTTTATTAGTAACGCTTCAGGCTCTACGGCTAATGTCAAAATACTCTGCGTATAAGGAGATCATATGGCAAATAAACACAGAAACGCCAGCCGAGAAGAAATTTCTCAGGACATCTCTTCACTTGTAGCAGAGAAAAGCGTTATTGAGCGGGAAGTTGAAGCAACTCGTGAAGAGCTTGGATATAATCGCAAGGTTATTGAAGAAGAACTACAAAAGGGTAAATCTGATATTGAGGTAATCAGAACCAATATCGCTACTCTTGAGAATAGACGCGAAGGACTTCGTGAAGAAATCAAGAATTTGGGCGGCCATGTTCTTGATTGTGTTAATGAAATCAAAGAACGCGAAGACAGCCTAGCGCTTCTCAAATCCAACATAGACATCGCTGACAAGGAGCTTATCAAGACCCGCTCTAAGATTGACCAGGCAGAAGGTAAGCTCGCTAGTACAATCGCTCAAGAAAAGCTCACCAAAGAAGCATACGAGAAGATTGATGAACTGACTCAAGAGTTAGTTAGCAAGAAGAACGTATTGTTCGGTGAGTTAAAACTGATGCAAAATGAGCTGGAAATCGCCAAGGCTGAGGCTGGAGACCTAAGACAAGAAGCCGTAAATGCCAGTGTTGTTGCGGAGAACGACACGCATAGGGCTAATGAGCTACTTGATATTGCAACTGCAGCAATCAAGGATATTGATGCCAGAGAAAAAGAACTGGCCGCTCGTACTCAGACGGCTATTGAAGTAGAGGCTAGGGCCACAGAGAAGCTCTCTAAGGCCGTTTCTATGGGAGAAGGCCTAGCTACTAGAGAAAAACTTGTTTATGACAAGGAAAACGCTCTAAATGGTAAAGAGCAAGAACTTGAAATCCGAGAGGGTAAGATCAAACAAGCAATCCGAATCAATAAACTAAAAGAGAGCGGAATACTCTAATCCTATGGGAGCTTCTAACCGCTCAGTTATCATAGCAGACCCTAGTGGCGCCGAGCTTGAGTTCGGTGCCTCTGGTGGTTTTCCTGTTGAGATAATATCTGGTAATTCCGGGTCTAGCTCATCAGCTACTAACTTTGCATTTTATGCCAAGGCAGAAGACGCTACCTATAAATATGTTGGGAAGCAAAGCGCTAATGGCAAGTGGTACATTATGCGAATCCACAAAACCACTGGCGTCGCTACATACGCTGTTGGAGATTCTGATATGGCTACTGCATGGTCTTCATTCGCTACTCAGGACTACGATGTTTGGGATAACCATAACCAAGCCACTGCTACGATAGCTGAGGCGACTAACGTAACGGTATCTAACCCAACGGCTGACCCAGAAACAGGTCTAGCTAAAGACGTGACATTTTCAAACATAATTGAAGCAAGAACACAAACCCCGACAAAAGCTAACGCTATAAATGTACAGATAGGCCCAGGCGACCCAATCTCTAATATTCCTGTCGTGATGGATTTTGAACACCATCAAGTCCACGAAGGCGAGAGTTATGTCGCTTCAGACGAACAGCTCACACTTGGAACTGGAACGGTCAAATATGAAATAGCAGTCCCAGCAGGTAAATACCCACACATTGTTTGCTTAGTAGATTGTTATGACGGTTCTGCTCTTGTCCGAAAAATTGACAATGTTACCGCTAGTGGTGGTTCACTTGTTGCCGCTTTTAATAGAAACAGAAACTCAGCTAACACCCCAGGCACAACTGTAAAAACTGGAGTTACCTCAACCGATGGAACAAGAATGATGAGCTTCTTTGCTGGTGCTTCAAGGTCAACTGGAGGAAGTGGTAGAGCACAAACAGAGTTTATAGGTAAACCAAACACTAAATACCGCTTTGAGGTTATCGGGCAATTCGCCAATACGAAGGCAGTTGTCAACTTTGAGTGGTATGAGGATTTATCGGTTTAAAGATTTAGGAGTATAGAATGATTGATTTAGATGGAGTTGAAATAGAACACAACGAAGATGGAAC